AAGATTACCGCGAAGATTTAGACGAGTCCGGATATGTAGAAGCATTCAGTCAATCAGAAAAAACAGAACCATATGAAAGAGAGCGTCCCGTCGCAAGNCTTTACAANACTATGAATAAAAATTATCAATCCATTACTAAAATGCTATCGGACATGTTGCCGAAAATTGAGGTGATAAAGGATGACGGATTCAGTTCGTTTATTAACGAAAGAGAAGATTAAATACCCGGAAGATTATAATCCAATACTTGAATACTGGGCAGACATGAATAGCGGACTTNTTGTTTGTAAGAAAATATATGGAACATACAAAAAGATAGTCCGCGATTTAAAAGATAATAAAAGTGAGTTTTACTACAGCAATAAACGAGCCAATCATATAATTGAATTTGCCGAAAATTACTGCCGACACTCCAAAGGTAAAATGGGTGGGAAACCTGTCATTTTAGAGACATGGGAAAAGGCTGCACTTGCAACTATATTTGGATTTATCGATATTGAAGGGAATAGAAAATATCGAAAAGCAAAACTTATTGTCGGAAAGAAAAACGGCAAGTCGCTAATTGCGTCAATTGTTGCTTTGTATTTATTAGTGGCAGATGGTGAACCGGGTCCAGAAGTTTATGCCGTGGCCGGGAAGAAAGATCAGGCAAGAATCATCTGGCTAGAGTCAAAGCGTATGAGGAATAAATCCCCGTCATTAAGGAAACGAATCAAGGCGTTAATTAATGAATTGTCTTGTGAATTAAATGATGGAAGTTACAAACCGGTTGCATCTGATGTTGACACACTCGACGGATTAAATGTTCACGGTGCGATGATGGATGAATTCCACCAGTGGAAAAATGGAAAAGCTTTGTATGACATTGTTGCTGATGGCGTTTCAGCCAGAGAGCAGCCTTTAATATTTATGACTTCTACCGCTGGAAAAATCAGAGAAGATATTTATGACGATGAATATAATGATTCAGAAAAAACAATAAACGGATATGAAGATCCGGATGGTTATCATGACGAACGAACGATTTCATTTATTTACGAAATAGACAGTAGAGCAGAATGGACAGACGAGTCCTGTTGGATAAAAGCAAACCCTGGGCTTGGCACTATTAAAAATTTAAAAACACTAAGAGAAAAAGTCGAGCGCGCAATCCATAACCCATCAATGGTTAAAAATCTTGTCTGTAAAGAATTTAATATCCGAGAAACGGTCGGTGAGTCATGGTTAACATTTGAAGAACTTGACAACAGAGAAACATTTGACCTAAAAGAATTAAAACCACGCTATGGAATATGTGGATATGATTTATCAAAAACAACGGACTTGTCGGCAGCTGTTGTTTTATTTTGCGTCCCGAACGACGAACGAATTTATTTTCTTTCGATGTTTTGGATTCCAGAGGATCTATTAGAAAAACGGGTTAAGGCTGACGAAATTCCATATGACATTTGGCGAGACCAAGGGCTGCTTCGAACATGCGAAGGAAATAGAATAAGTTATCACGATATAGTCGAATGGTTTATAGAAGTGCAAAACGAACACGACATTTATTTACCATATGCCGGTTACGATAACTGGTCGGCAATTTATATGGTCGAAGAAATGCAAGCGAAATTTGGCAAATCATCACAGGAACCAGTCATCCAAGGCAAAAAAACATTATCCGGCCCGATGGGAAATCTCGGTGCAGATATAAGATCGCATCGAGTTGTCTATAATAACAATCCTTGTTTGAAGTGGAATCTTACAAACGTATCTGTTGATAGCGATGTTAATAATAATATCCAACCAATCAAAGGGAAAAGTACTAAACGAAGAATTGATGGATTCGCGGCGATGCTGAATGCGTACGTCGTTTACGAAAGACATAAAGAAGAATACCACAACATGATTTAAAGGGGGTAGCTAATTGGAAAAGAGAAGTTTATTTCAAAAAATATTTGGCGGCAAAGTTGAGCCGACCTCTTTAAGCCAATACAAACTTATCAACGGGACATCAACTATTTTTGCGCAGTGGAGCGGGACGTTATTTGATTCTGATGTAGCAAGGTCTGCATTACGACCCATCGCTGAACCAATCGGAAAATCACGTGCAAAACATATAACCGGATATGGCGAAAACATGAAGGTAGACCCATCACCATGGATAAGAGCAATCCTTGACAGACCTAACCCGTATATGAGCATGCAAGATTTTCTCGTGAAAATGGTCTATCAACGAGAAACCACAGCAAATGCATTCGCTTATGTGAAGCGCGACATAATGACGAACAACCCGATTGAGATTTATCCGATCCCGTATGGCAGCGTTGAACTAAAAGAAAAGAATGATTTTGTATTTGTAAAATTCCAATTCCGGAACGGCCAGACAATGACGGTACCATACGAGGATTGTATTCACTTAAGAAAAGATTTTAACGAGGATGATTTTTTTGGAGATCTCGGAACGGTGCCGGTCAAAAACATAATGGATGTTATAACCACAGTTGATCAAGGTGTTGTTGCCGCTGTTAAAAACTCGGCTGTTATTAAATGGATAATGCGGTTTACCCAAACCACAAGACCGGAAGTCATGCAAGAACAAATAGATAAATTTATCGATAATTATTTATCTGTCGGGAAAGCAACCGGTGTAGCCGCCGCCGATTCGCGGTATGAACTAACACAAGTAACCGACAAAAGCTTTGTTCCGAATTCCAGCCAAATGAAAGAATACACACAAAGATTATTTTCATATTTTGGTGTAAACGATGCAATTGTCCAAAATAAGGCGACTGACGATGAGTGGATTGCGTTTTACGAAAGCAGATTAGAGCCAATAATAATTCAATTATCAAATGCGTTTACTTGGGTGTTTTTTAGCAAAGAAAAGCGAGCGACCGGCAATAGGATTATTTTTGATTCTAGCCTGCTGGCATATCTCAGCATGAATACGAAACTCGGATTAAAAATAATGGTTGATAGAGGCGCAATGACCCCGAACGAGTGGCGCGAATCCCTGAACTTAGCACCAATTGAAGGCGGNTCGAAACCACTCCGAAGATTAGACACANTCACAGTGGATGAAGCGGATGGTACTAAAAAATCTACCAATACAGAAAATGAAAACACAGAGGAGGATGAATCAAATGCCTGAAAAAAAATCTGAAAAGAAAACAAAAATAATAAGAATGGCTGACATCTGCACAAGGGCGGATGCACCTGACCAAATGATTGTTGAAGGGCGTGCTATTGTTTTNAATAAGCCAACAGTCATGTATGAATATGATGGAATTAAATATTTTGAAGTTATAGATTCGAGAGCGCTCGACCAATGTGATATGAGTGATGTAGTTTTTAGGTATAACCACTCCGACCAGATGTTTATTATGGCAAGGACTCGCAAAGGGTCGCTTGTTTTAACAAGGGATGAAATTGGGTTAATGATAAGGGCGAATTTTTTTGACATCACAGTCGCTAGGGATTTATACACATTGATAAATGCCGGTGCAGTCGACAAAATGTCGTTTGCGTTTACGGTTGAAGAAGAATCATATAACAGCGAGACGAGGACAAGAACGATCCTAAAAATAAAGAAACTGTACGACGTGGCTGCGGTGGACGCCCCGGCATACGATGAAACAGAAATATCTGCAAGGAGTTTTTTCGATATGGAGATAGAGAAAGAGCGTAAGGCGGCGGATGCTGCTGAATTGCAAAAAAGAAAAATTATCCTATTATGTCAAATTTATGAAAATTAATTGAAAGGAAACAAACAAAATGAGAAAATCAGAAATTCAAAAAAGACTAGCAGAAATTAGAGGACTTTTAAGCGGAACTGACGAAGTTGATGTTACCGCACTCGAGTTAGAAGTAAGAACATTGACCGCCGAACTTGAAACAATCGAAAAGCGTTCTGTGATAGCAGCGTCAATCAATGTCGGAACCATCGAGGCTAAGTCCATTACAAAGCCTACGGAAGAAAAAAGTGATGAAGATCCTTATGGAACCGTTGAGTACCGTAAACAATTTATGGAATATTGCAAAACCGGTAAATCCGGAATAGAAAAAAGAGTTGATGCGTTTACGACAATAACCGACGCGGCCGCAGTGATCCCGACAACTATAATGAACGAGCTTGTAAGAAAAATGTTGGTCTATGGTCAGGTCTACAACAGGACTAGAAAACTTGCCGTTAAGGGCGGAGTTAACTTCCCCATATTAAGCCTTAAGCCGGTAGCAACATGGATTACAGAATCTTCTCCGTCTGAGCGTCAAAAACTAACTGCCAACACATCAGTTTCATTTAGTTATTTTGGGCTTGAATGCAAAATTGCGACTTCATTGCTCGCAGAAACTGTAACTCTTCCAATGTTTGAAGCATCATTTATAACTTTAGCCGCAGAAGCCATGGTGAAAGCAATGGAAATAGCTGTTGTTAAAGGCGCTGGCGGAACGCAACCTCTCGGATTTACTGTTGACCCACGTGTTCCTGCAGGGCAAATTGTAACATTAACTCCGGCTGATTTTGCAGATTGGGGAGCATGGAAGAAAAAAGTATTTGCAAAAATACCTTTGGCATATCGTGCAGGCGGCTCATTCGTGATGAGTGCTCAAACTTTTGAGGGCTACATCGACGGGATGCAAGATTTAAACGGACAACCAATGGCACGCGTTAACTACGGGATCGCTGATGCTATCCCCGAAAAGTTCGGCGGCCGCGAAGTTATTCTTGTTGAAGACGACATTATTGCGCCTTACGAATCGGCAGCGGTAGGCGATGTTGTTGCAGCATTTATTAAGTTGTCAGATTACGTCATCAATTCTAACATGCAAATGGTAATCTATCGCTATCTCGACCAGGATCTAAATCAATGGATAGACAAAGCGATTTTAATTGCTGACGGAAAACTCATTGACCCGAACGGCGTTGTGCTTATTAAAAAGGGCGCCTAATTTTATAAACCGTCCCCGGAGTAACATCCGGGGATAATTATTCGTATTAAAACGAGGGGGTGTAACCAAGATGGCAATTTTAATAAACGTAAAAACAAGACTTAGAATAGCATCGAGTAATACTTCTTTTGATGCCGACATCACAGCATTAATTGAAGAGGCAAAATCTGACATGACTAGCGTTGGGATTACTATTCTTGATGACACTGACCCGAATGTGATTAGTGCGATTATTTCTTATTGTCGCGCATATTTTGATTTAGAATCTCCCAACATGGAACGATGGCAAAAAGTGTACGAATCAAAACGTGACGGATTAAGTTTGGACGGTGATTACCATGTGGTCACATGA